GGCTCCAATATAACTTGATGCCGCACTCGATACTCCTCCAATTATTGTTGTTACTATTCTTGTCATACTATCTATCATTATTCTTTTCTTTTCAACTTCTAATTTCATCGGTTCCATTGCTTCAATTACTTTAGCTCTAATCATATCAGCATCCGCCTTCTTTAACACTGCATCTACACTTAATCCTTCTAATTCTAATTTATTATATGCTATATCTAATTTTTCCCATACTTCTTGCTCCTGTGCATCTGTCAACTTCACTTTCGATTTCAGTAAATTACTATTTTCTACTGCCGTTAACGCTTTACCCATTTGCATCTTCAATAAGTCTCCCCATTGCTCATCTGTTAAATCAAATTGTTGTTTCAAATTCTCTGTTTTTTGTCCAATATTTTTCAAGAACGCATCTATTTCATCTTGTTTATTCGCATTTACTATCTCTTGATATTCTTTCTGCATTTTTATATAATCTTTACTTTCTTTCATATTAGCAATTCTTTGTTCTGCCTCTTTCGTATCAACTCCTCCTATTTTTTCTGTATTTGCTTCTTTTAATTCTGTATCTGTATTTATATTATCTGTCTGTGCTTTTAGCAACGCTAAATTCGCCATATCCATCGGATGCATCTGCACCGCATTTCCACCACTTGACGCATTTCCACCGCCTTGACTTCCCGCGGTTGTTCCTCCGCCACCGCCCATGCCATACATTAACGCCGGGTTTAATCCCGCTTTTTCCATATGAGCCACCTGTGCTCCATAATTCGTCTTATTCCACATATCCATTTGCAATTGATGTCCTTGTCTATTCAACTGTTGTTGATTTTGATGAGATATTCCCATCATTTCCTTATTTCTCTTGTGTTGCTTACCTGCTCCAAACATATTTGAAGCTCCTTGCAACATTCCTATTCCTACTGTTTGTCCTGCTGTTAAACTCATAATTTTATATTTTTTCGCGCTTTTTTAAAGCGATTATTTTCCCTTGATATATAAGAACAGATGCGTACCGTCCCTGTTACTAATTGGGGGGACACTCATTAATCCCCCCTCTTACTAATTAGCTTTTCTTCCGCCTTCTGTTGACTTCGCTTCGCTAACATTATCCCCTTTTAGATCGACTACTTTAGTCTCTGATTTAGACTCTTCTTTGGTCTTACTCACTTTCCCTTTTGCATCTCTCTTGGCTTGGATACTTCCAGACACCTTGTCCATTGCTTCTGTTGCTACTTCCCATCTATCTGTTCTAATATTATACGCACTTACCACACCGTCTTTTCTTTCTGTGAATATACTCGGTGCTCCATCCGTAATGGGCTCTTTATTACTAACTACTCTCTCAATCTTATGCTCAATTGGTTCACCTTCAACCACTTCTACACTTTTTAACTGACTTTTTCTATACTTTGCTTTATACTTCGCTCTACTCATTTTCTTTATTTTTAACTTTATTATACATTGTTATTGGGGGCGTTTCCACCCCCTCTAACTCAAACTAACTAACTATTCACTATAAGTTCGGTATTACTTTTGCCGACATTTTTCTCCTAGCTGTAATCTTATTACTAATCTGCACCCAGAAATTTTGACTATCTCTACTTGTTTGTGCAAATATCTGATTATACTTACTTGGATCTACATACGTTGTTAAATCATCTATTCCGCTTGTTCCTTGCTCATATCTTCTATTCAATGTCATAAACATTTCATTTCCTTTTACTGCAAAGTTTCCACGACACTGATTAACATTTGTCATATAATTTATCCATGCCGGTTGTTTTCCCGCAGTCTTATATGTTACTACTCCTGTGTTATTTGTTTGTGTATCAAACCATGCCATCTGATCAGTAATTAAATCCTGAAATCCTATCTCATCTAACGCCGGTTTATGTAAATCATTCATAGTCTTTAAGTTCACATCCCATTTATTACCTTGACTATAATCAATCCTTGGTGTAATACTTACAATCCCTAATATATAACTAGGCTCACTTACTTTGATTTTTACTCTTCCACCTTTGTTTTTTCCTGTTAATCTTCCACGACCTGCTAATGTTCCCATCGGCTGTTCTGTCCCATTTTCAACATCTAATACATCAGTAGTTGATACTACTTCCTCAAACGCTAGTTCCTTTATTAAACTTCCGTGATATATCGGATTTTCTACACTTTTTGATCTTTCATGCGTATATACTGCATCTAACCAATCATCATAACTTCCACCACTTATTGCGATTCTATTAAGCATATTATATACTTTATTCGCCAAGTTTAACGCATCAATCGTAAATTCATTCCCCGCTGTACTTACTGCAGTTACTTCATTTACTCCATTTGTTCCATCTATCCATTCAGTACTTATCCAGTTGTTAAATAAATCTGACTGGTAAGTTTTAATTCCTAATCCTTCCTGACTACTTAGCTTATATGCTTCGCTCCATTCTCCTGCATTTCCTAATCCTAGTCCGTATGGTGCTTCACTACTATAATCAATCGTAAACGCTGTTGTATCTCTTACTGCCTCTAGAATATCCATTCTCATGTCATCAATATTTTCTAATGCAAACTCTTTTAACTGTGGCTCTCCTTGTCCACCTTCTTCCACATTTTCAATATATGTCTGACTTATTTGCCATGTTTGTCCACTTGCTCTAACTCCTGTATAATCTCTGCAATACGTTACTTGTGTACCTTCATCATTATCAAACTCTGTGTATATTTCATTAAATAATTCTGTTACTGGTACTGGCACACCTCCAAAGTTTATTTTTATATCTTCATAATCTGGACTTCCATACTCATTTAACGCATTGTTCCATTTTGTTTTCACTTCTAATACTACATCTCCTGTTACATCCGTATCTACTGTAGTTACTGCTGTCGGGTGTATATCATACTTCGCTTCTTCAGTTCCAATTTCTTTATACGTATACAATTCTCCTTGTAATATTTTAAAATCATTTTCTGGACTTGATGCATGTATTACAAACCCTCTTTCTTCTTGTTTATTTGCATAATAATTTTTATACACATCCCAATATCCTAAATACGGTACTGCATTAAACGATCTCTTTATTGTTCCTGTACCATCTTTTCTTCCTAATCCTCTCATATTTAAGTAACTATATATACTGCTACTATTTATCTGTGAATTGTCTCCTGCTACTCCTTGATAATCTGCATACATATCTATCTGGGGTAACAATACCTCTGACATATCCATACCAATATTTAACATATTCATGTGTAATTTTCCATTATATAACCTTACTGGACACTCAAATACATCTAACTGCACTTTATAACTTCCAAATAATGGTCCTAACGTTGGTAACGTTTTTACATCACAATCTAGATCAATATCGAAACTATCTCCCGGCAATCCTACTTCTGACATAAACGGCACTAATGTACCACTTGCCATTGATGACCTCCATATGTACCCTAGATCATGCGTACTTCTTTCATAATTTCTTAAGCTTATTTCTTGCTTATTTCCGGAGCCCAATCTGTCTCCGCCTAACTCTGTTTTCATACTTTTTCTTGTTTTATTTTATTTTTAACTTCATCTAATATCATCACAATCTGAATTACTCTATTCCATGTGATTTTCTTTAATTCTTTCGCGATTTCCTTGGCATCATTCGATTTTTCTGTCAATCTATAATTCCCCATCACCCCGAAACTATACCCGTCCTGAGTTATTACTTCAAACGGACTATCTTTTATTTGTACTCTCTTTATTAATTCTTCATTCGAAGATTCTTCTTTGCTTTTGCTTACATTCGGTTGTAATTGTTTTACTAATGTTTCTTTCATTTCTTAAATATTTAGTTGTTGATTTTAATTTTACGTACTCGCCATTTTCTAGGCGTCTTTTTAATATTATTTCACCAGTGTCTCTATCTACATACAGACTTTCTGTTTTCCATATTGGATTCAATAATTCTCTTTCTTGTTTTCTGCTATTTCTAAGATGCTTATAGCAATTTTCGTTGTATCCCATGAGTATTTTTTAA